GATGACATCCCGGGTCGAAGGCCAAACCGTGTCGTAAACAGGGGTGACTGTCGGGAGGTCGAAATCATTGGTGGCGCTCAGCGTGTAGTTGGCGCCGGCCAGCACAGTAGAAGTGCCGTCCTCGGCAACATAGGTCACGCTGGTGACGCTCGTTACCGGCGGGCGGGGCAGCCTTATGACGTCCGGGAACTCATCAAGCGACAGCTCCCACGTCTGGGCGTTGAGCGACCGCCCGGTGGCCTGCTCCGCCCCGGCGATGGCGACCCAAAGCATGGCCGTGATGTCCGTGTCGTCGTCCGTCCCCGTGACCCGACAATGGGCCTTGGCGTCCGTCAGGGACACCGCAAGGACCGTCGGGGCGGTAATGAGGTGGAGGGCCATCAAGCGACCTCGGCATTGACCCGCAGCGAAAACACATCCTCGCTGCCCGGAGTGAACCCTGCTGTGGTCTGCAGGTAGGTGAACAGGCTGGTGGTAGCCCCCATCAGAACCCGTTTGTTCACCGCCAGGTTCTGCGAAAAGATCGTGGCCCCGAAGTCTACCGGCACGACGAGGTCCGCGAACCCGAGGTAGCTCGCGCGGTCCCCGCTGGCCAAGTCCCAAGCGGCGTTATCCGCCAGCGCGGACGGAGGTGTGATGTTGTAGAAGTGCAGGCGGAACGTCGTCATGCCCGCCGGCACCGCCGACACGTCCATACGCAAGTCGATGTCTGTGATCGTGATGTGCCCTGCAGCAGGCCCGATCAGGGGCAACTCGATAGCCGCCGCCGTGGCGCCCACCACGTCGAGGGCGGTGTACGCCGTGACGTTCGCAGGGCGCGTCACGTCCACCTGGGCGGTGTAACGCTTGCCGACGGTGAGCACATGCTGGCGGCCGTCGGAAAAGTCCTGTACCTCGGTACTGAGTTCACGGGCCATGATGGGCTTTCAGATGTTGTTCGGAGATCGGGGCGGAGTGGTCATACGACTGCTCGATCTGTTCCGCCGTGGGCAGCGTGTCGCGCACCGTGCGTTCGATCACCAGGGCGCCGGCCTCGTCGCGCGACAGCGCCAGGTCGAGGGTGTCGTAGCCGTAGAAGCGGTCGGCCTGCGAATGGCAGGCGTCGAGCAGGCTGCTGACCTTGGGGACGCTCAATTGCACGCCCATTTCGGCGGCCATGCCGAGCCAAAACTCAAGGCAGGCCCGGCCCTTTTCAGCGTGGTGAACGTTGGGGTAGGTGTAATCGCAGCCAAACAGACTGATCTTGGTGGCGCCAATAAACAAGGCGTAGGCCACCGCATAGGCCGCCGTGTTGTTGAAGTACCCCATGGGGAACCGCTCCAACACGTCGCGCAAGGGGAATTCGACCAAACCGGGGTACTCGGGGTGCGCCCGGCTGGTAACTATCGGGCCTGGACTCGTTTTGATCCAGGCCAGCATGCGGGCGATGTTGCTATCCGGGAGCGCCGCGGCGCGGATCTCCTGGATGCGAACGTCGTCCATATGGAACGTCCGGTCGCAGTCAAAAACTGCGCCTAGGGCGTTGACGCACCACGTCTCGTCGCAGAACGCACGCCGCCCCCCGGCCCGCTTGGTCAGGCCGGTGTACCCGTCTAGACTCGGGCCAAGTCCAAGGATGGCGATGTGCATGGCGCGATTTACGGGTTGCTGATGGGCGCGTAGGACGGGCAGTACAGAACCGCCGTGGCAGAAATCGCACCGACCGAGGTCGTGCCCGTCTGCACCGCATTCAATTGCACATACCGCTTGTTGCCTTTGTAGCCGACCCGTTTCGACACCTCTTTGCCGGTGCCCGCCGCACGCGCGCCCGCCAGCAGGGAGGCCAATGCCTCGGTGCCAAGCATGTCCGCGTCGGCCACACTGGTGAGGGTGCCTGTAACGTCCCCTTCTTTCATCACGAGGGTGACGATCGAGCCGGTGGTGGTCACGCTACCGTAGTCCACCAGGAACTCAACGCCCCCGTAACCTTGACGGTCAACGATGGCGCCGGTCTTGGTGGCGTTGGCCCCGATGGCCGCAGGAATGATCGCCTGCACCTGTTTGATGTTGCTGTGGAGTTCCATGATGCTTTGTCCTTTCTTTGGGGTCTGGTTAGGCGCTGAACTTCAGGAACTTCACCGCCTCATAGTTGATCGCCCCGCCGCCGGTGCGCTTGGTGGTGTAGAACACCACATAGGGCTTGGCCGTGTAGGGGTCGCGCAGGGTCCGCATGCCGATACGGTCCACGATCTGGTACGCCTCAGCGAAATTACCGAACGCCAGGGACAATGAGTTGGCCGCGATCGCCGGCACGTACTGGTCGATCTTGGTGCCGTAGCCCAAGAGGCGGTCGGGCTGGCCTGCCTGCAGGCTTGGCTCCCACAGGTAGCGGTCGCTGGTGGCTTCCTTCATCTTGCGGATCTTGGTCCGCACCTCGCGGCGCATGAGCCACTGCGCGCCGTTCAGATAGCGGTCCTTGAACGCGCCAAGCATGTCCTGCAGGGGGTCGGCCTTGGTCGTGTGGAAATCGGCGCTGGCGCCGGTAACGATGTGCTCGAACAAGCCCCACGCACGGGTGTCGTCTCCAGTGGCGGCCGTGGTGTAGCTGAACAGACCGCGCGGCTGGCCAACGCCGGTGCCGGTGGTGAACGCGGTGCCTTCGACGCGGCCAAACTTGTCGGCGACCTTGCCGGCCAACCAGTTCTCGACGTTGTTCGCGCTGTCGTCAATCAGTTTTTGGCTGATCTTGGGCATCGCATACATTTCGTGCGCCTGGATTTCCCACTTGCCGACCTGCGGAGTGTCGGAGTCCGAGCGGGTGCCCAACTCCGAAACCCAGCCGGCGTCCGCCTCGTCATTGTCCACCAGGCCCTCGATCTTGTCGGTACTGATGGTCTGGACGCTGGCGAGCTGGCGCATGGTGGATTGCTCGAACAGCTTTTGCACGGTGCGACCCACCGTGGAGTGGGGCAGCAGGTAGCCGCCGTCTGGGTCCGAACCCGCGATCAGCGCCTTGCGCTCGCCCGGCTCCAGGCCGTCCACCGTGATGCCGGCGGCCAGCTTGAAAAATCCCGACTTGTACTGCGCGTATCCTTCGGCGTCGAGCGCCGCGGGGATCATCTTGCCTTTGCTCTGAAACTCGGCGCGCACCATGTCGTTGAAACCCTTGATCTCGACCTCCATGGCGGCGGCGACCTCCGTGCTCGGGCCGGGGCGCTGCGCTTTGAGCATGAACTGGTCGATGGCGTCCTTGGCTTCGCTCAGCTTGTCAAGATCCCCCTCGATCTTGGCCATCTTGGCTTCAAGGTCGGAAACTGCCTTGCCTTCGGCTTTCGCTTTGAGCAGCAGGTCATTGGTCGTTTTATGCGCTTCCCAGGCGGTGCCTTGGTTCTCGATCATCTTCACGATGTCTTTGAGTTCGAACGACGTTTCGCCGGCAAGCGCGAACGGGAGCATGCCCAGGCCGGCAAAGGCTTCGGCGGGGACCAAGGGGTGCCCGGAGAGGGCGAAAACAGCCGCTACGGCGGCCAGCGCGACGACGATGTACGCCAGTCGGGAACGGGTGGGGTTCATGTTGGTGTCCTTCAGGTAAATTGAGCGATGTTACGTTTAATGGCCGCCGCCAGTTCGTCCAACTCGCCGCCAGCGTCCTGCATGGCCATCAAGTGCCGGAAACCTTTGTCGAGGACGACTCGGGCCTCCTTTCTGCTCAGCCCAGCGTCCTGCATGAGCCGTTCAAAATCTCGTTCGCTGAATCCGCCCGCTGACTTCACGCTGGCCACACGCGCGGCGTCGTTCATCGGGAAATTCACCAAGCTGACTTCCGGGAGGTCAACTTTCTTGAGCGTGCGGATGCCCGTCACGCGGTCGTAGGAGTCGTCACGGGTAACGTACCCGATGGACATCCCCGTGATCGCCTTCATTTTCATGAGCTTGTGCAGGTCGCCGCCGCGCTGGGTGTCGGTCGCCAACGCGCCCTCGACCCACAGGCCGACGGTATCCTCTTTAACTGTCTGGTACTTGCCAACCGGCAGCTCGCGCGACTGGTGCCCGAACAGCATGGATGGCATGCGCCCCTTGGCCAGGAACTCCAGGAACGCGCCGGGGGCCACGATGTCGCCGCCCTGGTCCACGTTACCGAAAACCGAGCCGTACCCCGCGAAGCTGCCCGCTTCGGTCACCTCTTTGACCTCGAAGTCAAACTCCAGGGTTTTGATCGCCATTGGGTTTTCCTATTCCTTGAGAGAGCTGCCAGTCCCGATACCGCTCGTCCAGCCCGTCAATCGGGTTCATGTCCAATTTCGCTCGGGCCTCGTTGGGCGTCATTATCAGCCCTTTTGTCAACTTGTCCAAAAATTCTGCGGTTGCCTTGGAGTCCCCGCGCAAAAGGCCCTCCTCTACGAACTGTGAGTAAAACCCGTCCGCTCGCTCCTGTTTGGTCAGTAAGTTGACGTCAATTGACTGCTCCAGGCGCTGATACCAGGGCGCCAGGGTGTGGACGACGTGCGACAGGAAATTCTGTTCCGACCCAGCGAACGTGGCCTGCTTGTCATCGCCATAGAGCATGATCGGATTGACTCGGAAGTACCGGCAAACCTCCCCGATCTGGTGCTTTCGGGTCTCAAGGTGCTGGGCGTCCACACCTGTGAGCGCTGTATTCAGGAACTTGGCAGAGCGGTCCAACAGCATGAGCTTGCCGGAATTCTCAGTGCCCGCCATTTCCTTGTCCATGAAGCCCCGCAGGGTGGCGTGCTGCTCTTTGGTGAGCGTGCCTTCGACCGAGTACGTTCCTTTCGGGCTGACGCCGTTCTTGAACAAGAACGAGTGTGCCTCCTCGGACGCCCTGGCCAGCCCGATCGCCTCGCGCGCCAGGCCGATTACGTCCAGCCCCATCCAAACGTTCCACGACGGCCCTCTGACGTGCCAAATGAGCGCCGCAGGGAACTCCTGCGTCTTGCCCTCCTGGGTGGTGGCGATATACCGCAGCGTTCCGTCGTCTTCTCGCTTGACTTGCATCGTTCCGGGCTGAAAAGGGATCAATTCCCGTACTTTTCCACCCAAAAGGTTCTTAAAAGCGTAGAAATTACCCCCTAGGACGACGTGCCAAGCAAGGGTTTCTCGGAATTCGAAACTCGTCTGCCAGGGGTTCGGCTGCACCGAAAGTACGTCATAAAGGGGGTGTTTTCGCGCCGGAAGACGGTTTTTGCCGTCCGCGCTGACTTGAATCAGCTTCAGCGGCACCTGGGCGATGCCTTCGCCGATTACTCGCACGCAGGCATAGACGGCAGAGACCTCAAGGGCGGTTGCGGTGGTGATTGTGGCGCCGGTTTTGGAAACCCGACCCTGCCCGTTCAGCAACTTGAGGAGGTCCACGGTATTTAGCGCCGCTTTCCGCTCGGGTAGCAGACGGGAGAGCCAATTCAGCATATTTATTCCCAAAACGATTTTTCAGACGCGGCAGTTTTCAGCATGCCGCACGCCATAACCGTCGCCACCATCGTGTCGATCCGCCCGGTGGCCTTATCCTTCGCCAACTTGCGGTTACCCGCGCCGTCCTGTTCCGTGACGGCGTTTCCAGCGCACATTGTAAGCACTCTATTCCCGTTGTGGACGATTTCGCCACTCAAGAGCATCCGCTCGAAGTTCTCGACTGCCGGACTCATGGATGCGTACCCTTGCCCGAACGGCGTTACTTCCGGGAGTGTGATGCCGGCGTCGTTGGCCAGCGCCAGCAAGTCCTCGATCCGCCAGCGGTCGTAGGCGCAGGCCCGGATATTGAAAAAATCACTCATCGCCGACAGCTTTTGCAGAATGACTAGCTTGCTGATCGCCCGGCCCGGGGTGGTCAGCAGGTCGCCGTCGGCCTTCCACTGCACGTAGTCCACACGGTCTTTATCGCTGCGCCGCTTCAGGTCAGCCTCGGGTAGCCATGAGAACGTGACCAGCTTCCACGGCTCTACCTCCTCGATCGGCTCGACCAGGAACGCCAGCGAGGTTAGATCGGTGGTGCTCGACAGGTCCAGTCCGGCCAGGGCGTTGCGGCCCCGCAGGTCTTCGATGTCGAACTCCCTCCGCGCCTCTTTCCATACATCGTGCGAAATCCAAGGCGACACGGCGTCAGTCCACTGGCAAAAATTCAAGCGCCGGACAATGGACTCTTTGCTGGGCATGCCGATCGCGCCGGTGACTTGCCCTCGGATGTATTTATAACCCGGCAGGTTCGCGTCCTCCAAGCTCGGGTTCGCCTTCGGCCAACAGGACTCGTCGGTGAACGGGTCGTCCAGGTCGTCCAGACCGCAAATGTAGGGAAACAGCTCGTCGTCGTCCTCCGCCCCGGACGCCACCGCCGCGCCGCGCTCGTGGTAGTCCCGGCAGGGCCCGGTGCGGCCTGCGCCGGCGTTCGTGATCAGGAACACCAGGGCCTGACGCCGGGACTTGGTGCCTGCCGTCAGCATTTCCACGACGGTGTTTGTTTTGTGCTCGTGGG